TATAAGGCGGCGCGAACTTTAGCACCTTTTCGGAAAATCTTTGACACCTAGTTAGGCCGCGCTATAAGGTGGAACTTTGATACCGCCCGCCGTTTAGGCGGGTTAATCTATTTTATAAATCATATTGTCCTGATACTCGATGCCTTTGCCCATCTTGGCATCTAGTGAAACGATATTGTAGCCGCTGAAGCGCCGGTATTTGTCCGGTTCGCACTCTTGCAAAAATTGGAAGTAGTCCAGCGCCTCGCTACGGGTGGAGCTAAATAGGATAAACGGTGGGCGCATATACTGAATCATACGCAGGAAGCTAACCATATTAAAGTATTTATCAGCGGCATACGCACCCTGAGCAGTGGACACATAAGGCGGGTCTAATACCAGCAGAGTATTGGGGTTATGTTGATGCTCAGCCATCAAAAGATTATAGTCTTGCCGGGTGATTTCGAGGCCGTCTAAATAGTCGGCAGCGATGGAGTATGGGGATTGGCGTACCTTATTGTAGAACTCAAACCCCAGCAATTGTTCGAGCGAATTTGCTTGTTTGGCACTAAATAAAAGCCATGATGAAAGTACGCGCACATCAATGTGGCCTTGGAAATTAGTGATTGTTTGTTGCACTGATCGGGTGCGTTCAGGGTCTAGCCTTGAGCCTTTGGGGATGCCGCCAACTATCTGCGCGATTTGTTCACGCAAACGGTTGTAATCTGGGATGTGCCGCAGGCGGTCTGAGTAGTTGTCATAGTCGTTGTAAATTACCCGCGCCTGCGGTTTGATACGTTTTGCAACGTGTGCCAACAAGCCGCTGCCGCCGAATACGTCTACAATTGTCCAATGTTTGCCGTCAGTGGGAATTTGCGACAATACTTTAGTGAAGTGTTTAATGAAATATCGCTTCTGTCCGACGAATGGCAGCGGGGCCGTTGAGTGGTATTTTTGCATCATTTTTACTTACTCTCCGACACTCTCGCTGGTGTTCTGAAATCAGTTTTAAAATGATGCTCGACGGCATTCTTAGTAATGGTTGTCTAGCTGAAAGTATTAACCGTTTTACAACGGTTACACTTGATTTGTATGTTACCGCTGCCTTTGGCCAACAGTTTTTTGCAGTAGACACAACGTAATTCACGATAATAAACCATGTCGCATTAACTCCGTTTAGGTTAGAATTACCGCCGCCTAGCTAGGCAAAGCGGCCTTGAAGTCAATGCAGGGTACATCTGCTTGGCTGGCGTGCCGGTGCTCGCAACACAGACACGTCGCCGCTCCTCTTTATTATTTAAAACTTTCTAAATTACTTTGTTTCCTCCATTTTCTCAGACGGCCTATCTTTAGTTGATACCGCGGCATACAGGGTTTGCGGGCTGTATCGGCACGGGTTAGTGTAGCCTATTACATATGCGCACCATTCGCTGCAAAACCAGCGGCTTTTGCTGTGTGGTGATTTGAGTACCACACCAATCGCACCTAGCCAGTCGTAACCTGCCCCGTGTGTACGGTGGAACAAGCGGCTGGCCGATATGGCAACAGATTGCGGCAGCGGGATTAAGTCCCATTTATCAGCAGGCAGCGGCATGGTTTTAATGCGCACCCCGCCGTCTCTCGCGCTAGACGAATAACAATCAAACAGGCCGTCGCGTGGGTGCTTAACAGCGATTTCACAATGGCTGTACGGGCTGCATGTTGCCAATCGTACAACGCTGTCGGCAATGCGTTTAACCACATCGCGCGGGGTGTTGATTGCGGCTTTGCCTTTATAGAGTGCCAAATAGACTCGAACCATTCAGACGGCCTCCGGTGCGGTGAACTCAATCACGATCTTTTCCAGCGCGGCCTGCGTTTTCGCTGCTTCGATTTTGCTTTGCAGCGCTTGTCGTTGACCGGCCACATGTGCGGTCAGCTTTTCATAAGCGAGCGTTTTTCGCAGTGCGGCCTCTTTGAGCTTATCAGCATCAATGCCACGACTGGCGGCGATTTGGTCTAATATGGGAGTAGACGCGGTCTTATCCGTCGCCCACGCCCGCACCTCTGCCGCTTGGAGTGCCCATGTCTGAACCTCAAAATCAGGCACCTTGTCGATTTCGGCGGCAGTATTGATAAAGGCTTGTGCCACGGAGTTTAAGTGGCTGATTTTTGCGGATTTGAGTACAGACAAATCAACGCTTTCCGCGCCGGTAAGGCTCACCCCTTCCGGCAATTCGCCCGCCTTGTCCCAGAATATTTCGCGGCCGTTGCTATAAACAATCTGCCCGCGGTAATCAGGGATAATTTCCCATTCCGAACCATTCCATCGGGCGGCTTTGCCGTCTGAATATTTAGGCAGTTCGGCTTCGATACTTTGGCGGCCATCGTCAAAATATTGCTCTTCTACGAACAGGCCGTCTGAATCAATTACACATCTTGTCATTTTTTCAATTCCTTGATTTCGGTTTCTAATGTTTCAATTCTTGCGGCCATTTCTTGAATGGCTTTAGTCAAAACTGGGATGAACGTTTCGTATTCGATGGTGTATGTATCGTTCTTTTCATTTATCATCGGCAGGCGGCCATATTCATCTTCCAGCGCGGCGATGTCTTGTGCGATAAACCAATGCTGCAAACGGTCTTCTTTGTGGCGTCCGTCTTTAGTTGGGTTCTTCCACCATTCACGGACTTTGACTGCGCGTTCTTCCTCCGGCAAATCGGCAAATAATTCGTCAACATAAGCATCGCGTCGGTCGTAATAGCCCGTGACCGGCTTTAATTTCATGACAAATTGCAGGCCGTTTTTCAGCGGCTTGACGTCAGCCTTGTCGCGGCCGTCTGAGCGGATGTTCACGGCTGTCGGCGCGTATAATGTTTGCCCCGTGGAGCCGATTTGGATTTCGTTGTCGCCATTTAGGCGCGCACCGTAGCCGATTGCGATTGAGTTTGTGATTTTTCCGCTTAATACAGTACCTTGTACATTCCGATAACCCGCGGAATCACCAATAAATACGCTTTGTTCACTACTGATACCCGCGCCGCACCAGTAGCCGACGGCCACGCTAGATAGGTGGGTACCATTTCGCAATGCAGATGCACCAATGGCAACTGTCTTTTGCGGGTTGTTGCTGGATAACATCGCATCAGCGCCAATTACCGTTGTATATGCGCCACTTACCGCATTCTTAAGTGCATTGGTACCGATTACTGTCAATTCTTCGTTTTTCGCGGCCGACGATGATGTCGAATAAACATATTTAAGTTCTGCGTTACCCGATGCGTTAAGCTCTTTCGGGCTGCGGATGGTGAGACTGTTGCCTGCCGCTGCTGTTACTTCTACGGGTACAACATCACCCGGCACTGTAGCAGCATCGCCTGAAGTCAGACGGATGCCCACCCAGTAACCGACTTGAGCGCCTCGAATATTGCCAAAGCTCAACGTAATATCATGGCCGTTCTGAATATAACTGCCACTTTCCGTTCCGTTCCAGAGCACATCGCCGCCATTTGGCGCACGGGTGCGCTCTAGGTTTTCTAATGCCGCTGCGCCGAGTACGGTTACTTTTTCTGCCGTTTTGGCATTTTTTGCCGCACCGCCGCCGACCGCGGTTTGTGCATCTCGGCCTTGGTACATTTGCAATGCCGACTCGCCAATAGCAACGGTTCGAGAAGTTGGCGACGGCCAAAAAACCTCAATATCACCGGTTAAACTAATCGGTGCGGTACCGGCCAGCGCGGCCGAACCTAAAGCGACATTTGAATAGCCCGTACCTAAACCCTGCCCGGCATTTCGCCCGATTGACACATTAGCGTAACCGCTAGTGATGCCTCGGCCTGCGTTGCCGCCAATACCGATGTTTCGAGTGCCAGCCATACGGGATTGCTCATACCATTCGGTATCTGCTTGCACGTTAATCAAACTGTCCGCGCCAATAGCGATATTGTCTCGGCTGATACGGGAAAAGCCCTGAGCGCGGTCACCGATGGCGATTGCCGAAACGCATTTTTCAGTTTTCCCCATCGCGCCCTCGCCGATGACCACTACGCCCGCGCCGGTCCACTCTCCCGACTTGAGGCTTGCCGCTGCGCCGCTGCCCGCAATAAACCGCCCGATGCCGTTGCGGATGGCTTGGTATTGAACATCGACAGTTTTGCCGTTAATCACAAACTTGCCGTTTGTGTATTTGTTTTTTTGCGGGTAGTTGCTACCCGTATCAATAGATAAACCTAAGCAGTCGACAACAATGCCAAGCGCGGCGGTTTCAGCGGCATTTAAAGTTGCGAGTGCATTGTTTTTGCTGGCCACATAGCCGAAATCATGCAGGTTAAGCACCCCTGAAAACACACGCTTCCAGCGCGTGCCGTCGGTAGAAACAATAACGGTACAGCCGTTATCAGCGGTAGATTTATCGGCTTTATCCGCCACAAACACGCCGCCGCCCACTGTTGTATTGGCGTGATAGGCGTTGACGTTCACATAGCCTGTGCCGCTGTATTTACGCAGAGCATCAATACTGGCAACCTGCGAAGCATCGGCGGCCAGCGTTTTAATGGCTGATAAGACTTGGGCATGGTCGGCTTTGTTAGGCTCAATGCCAACCGCGTTTAAAATGCTGTACAACTCGCCTTGTAACTGGTTCAGCCACCATGCGGGTACGGGAGTCCCGGGCGTGCGGCGGTCGCCGTCGACAAATTGCTTATTCGGGGTTTGGATTAAGTCCATTTTTATACCTCTTCTTCATATTCAAAGCGGCAATACGTCCATGCCGGTTTTAATTCTTCAAACATCGTTTCGATAATCGGGTCGGTGTACACACTGATGCGGTCGCCTGCACGGCTTTGACCGGCGCGGAAAATATAGGCGGTGGCTTTGCCGTCGGCGATGTCGACGCACCAACGCCAGATGGCGTCTTCGGTATTCAAACAATCACCTGCATAGCTTTCGCCGGCGCGGAATTGGTCTTCTTCGTAAATGGTGACGGTGTAGCCTGCCGATTCGGCGATGGCGGTAAAGTAGGCAATACTCAAACCGCCCAAGGCATTGAGTTTGGCCAGCACGGCATCAGTACGTTGTTGGGTATTGGCTCCGGCGGGCGGGGTGATGGCGAGCAGCTCTTCCCAGCGGTACAGGTAATCGTTTTCCGCATCAGGGAACGGCGCATTTTTCACTCCTTCCGCATGGTCGGCCACAATATCAAACACACCCGCTTCGGCTTTGATTTCTGCCGTTTCTCCTACGGTGTCGTAGCTGACGGGCGGGCGCATGGCGGCGAGTAAGGTTTGATGGCTCACGTGGTGTACTCCACGTTAATACTGCCCGGGCGCAGCCAGTAAATGTCTTCGGCACTCTCCTGAGGCTTGATATTGCCCACAGGGGTGGTTAAGACACGGTCACGCACGCCGTACACTTCGCTGATTAAGGTTTCCAACTGGCTTTTAATTAGGGTGTCGCCGGGTTTTAAGGCATCAAAATAGGCGTTTACGGCTGATTTGATGGCAGCGGTGGCCGTATCGGTATCAGTGCCGCTGCTTAAGGTAATGGTGACGGCCACATTCACGGGCTGGATACTGGGCGCAAGGGCTAGAAAGCCGTTTTTACGGGTAACAGGTCGCACCGCATCGACATGAGCTTGTACGGCGGCCAGTGTTTCTGCGCTGGGGATACCGTTTTCACCCAAAATGACGGCATCGACAAAGC